CGCACCCGAAGGTCCTGTTGGCCCCGTAATCGTACTAGCTGCACCTGTTGCGCCTGAAGGCCCTATAGGACCCGTAGGTCCTAACCCAGTTCCCGCTGGCCCCGTAGGACCGGGAGATCCTTGAGGACCTTTTGAGAAAGTAGTTATGCTCGTAGCACCCGGAATAGTAACTTCCGCAGTCGGACCAGCGGACGTAATAGAAGAAACATTCTGAGAAGTCGTAACGGAAATGTCCGAAACCGACCCATCAGTTATTTTAGTAGTTATGTTTTGGTCAGCCATTCACCTAAGATGTTACCTCCGGTGAAATTAGAACTTTGCCTTGTAGTATTCTCGTCACTGTTCCGGCATCGTTGTACATTTCAACGTCATAAACACCTTGGGCAACGGGTAATGTAGCAGTAGTTGAAGCAGATAAATCTATATCTACTAAACCACTAGCTAAAGAATCCCAATTCGCCGGAGATCCACTAACAACTGCGGGGGCTAAATCAACTAAAACACCAGTACTTCCGTAAGAATGGCGTGCTGTCCCCCTCGTAGTATAACCACTAAGGTTAATAGCGGTATCAGAAGAATCTTTAACAGCTATCCTTGCTGAATAAGTAGTCCCCTGTTGAACGAGAAGGTTTGCGGTAGTAGCCATTTTGAATTATTACACAATTTTACCTCCCTTCCCCCAAAATTTTAAGTGCTTCAGAGGAAAGTTCTGACTCTTCGTTAGTGTTTTGTCCGGGGCCTGTGTACTTGTTTACATGGGAACGAAATTCAGCTAATAACCTTTTGGTTAATACTTCTCTATCGTCAACAGGGACAATTCCAATCTTGGTAGAATGAGTCCTTAAATCAGAAAGACTCATTTCATTAACTGTTTTAATATATTCTTCTTCTTCCAAAGTTCTATATTTGCCCATTCCATCATCTCCCCAAATTTGATTTAGCGTTGTGGGTTGATAATTTTCCTCTTCTTTTCCATGAGTTTGGCTCATTTCTTCGATTTTTGGCTTTTTGCTTGTTTTTGCTTTCGCTTTCTTTTTCATAGGAGTTCTCCTTTTTATACTACCCGAAAATTAGTTATTTTTCCAAAAAAAAGCCCCGCTTCTGCGGGGCTTTTGTTTTTGAGGCAAACAAGCGAGACGTTAGACAATAATTCCAACAGCCGCACGGGCATCGATACAAACACGCCCCTCTTCGAGATAACCATAGAAGCCCAACTTCTCAGAACGGGCAACAAATTGGTCATCAGGCAAAGCAACGAATGCTCCACCGCTCTCGGCCTGACGGGCAACCGGACGGATGAAGGCGTCACGAGACGCATCCACACCAACCACGATTTCGTCAGAAGCCTGAGTGAAGGAAGCACCGCCACTGGAAGGGTAAGAGGTCGACTGAGCAAACTCTGCGAAGAGCTTGTTGTACTTCTCTCCGACACCCAACTCAAGGAGTTCGTGAATCGAAACACCATAGATTTCCTGCATTCCAGCACTACGGAAAGCACCTTCTCGCACGCTATCTGGTAGCGGAACCGCAGTAGATTCATTAGTGTCAGGTACTGCTCTGGTATTCATGGGCTGATAAGCAAATCCACGGATTTGTTCGATCATTTCAGGACTCATGAATAAATCAGTCACACCACGAGAACCAACGGGAGTACCTTCGGCAAACGAAGCGTTTAAGCGACGAGCGAGCGTCATTAGACGGTTAAAATCGTCCAACTGAAGAACGTCGTCAGTAGTTGATTGAATTATATGATTCTTAGATCCAGAAGCGGTACTAGCTTTACCACCTTTTGTGCTGGCTTCAGCGAGAGCCTTCATGATAACCGCCCAAGCGTTGCGCTCTTGCTTAACAAGAACCTCTTGAGCCATTCTCTCGACGGCTTTGGAAACCACATCCAAACGACCACGACGAGCGTAACGTTTGTGAAGAGAAACCGCAGAATCCAAACGGTAAGTGGCGATTTTCATCTCCTTCAAGCCTTCAACGTGTGAAGTTGGGAGACCACCAGCAATACCTTGAGACCAAACGGTCACATGGCCAGCATTTTGATCGTAATAAAGATCGAGTGGGTAACTAGGAGAGTCATCCTCATCGAATTCTGAATCAGTGTAGATAGCACCAGCCGTAGCAGCTTGCTTGATCACTTCTTGGATAACCGGACCAATGAATTCAGCAAAAGCAGATTGTGCTTTGGCAGCTTCCACTTGATCTTTGGCTCCCATTGCCTTGATCAACTCAACCTGTTCAGGCGTATTTTTAAGTTTAAGTTTCATACTATTATAATTCTCCGTATTTTAGGGTTAAAGTGCGATACGGACGAGACAGTCGCCATTTCCATCAGCATTTCCAAGGAACCAGCCCACTTGAGTGTTCTCACTAGTGCTACCAGCCAAGGTCGAAACCAAGCCATTGCTACCAGCGTAAGCTTTATTACCCGCTGAAACATCGGTCGTACCAGTGCCTTGTATACCATTGTACAAGAAGATGCCACGAGTAGCGATAGGTACGGCTTGACCACTAATCACAACGCCCATTTCTGCGGCCTTGCGTGGGTTGTAAACGAGCTTCTCACCGTTTTCATCGGTTTCAGCCATTTGTTGAAGGGTAATGCCCATGACATTGTCGCCAGATCCGGCGGCGGTCACAAGGCCCTTTACGTTATACCGTTGAGAAACGGCGTTTCCGTATGAATTGCCAGCGGTCTCGGTCAAGCCAAGCTCGTCTGTGTTTTTCCATCCAGCATTGCTGGATACGACTTTGACAAGTAATCCGTTATCGGCTGCTGTCCCGTCATAGGCAAGCAAGTTGACTACGTCGTGCTCGTCATAATCTCTAAAATTTTTAAGATGATTAGCCATAATATTTTATTTTTTTTTAGGTTTGTATTCTATTAGTTATTTAATTTCGAATTGGTCTAAGCCAAATGCGTTTCTATATCTATCAGCAAGAGTTTCCTCTTCGGCAGTAGCAGTAGATGCGACTTCCTGAGTTGATTCTTCGCCATTATCAATTGCTTCTTCGATAACACTCGCTTCAGCAGGAGCTTCTGCGGGTGTTTCTTCAGGGGCCTCTGCGGGCTCTTCAGCAGGGGCTTCAGCAGGAGCTTCAGCAGGAGCTTCGGCAGGAGCTTCTGCGGGTTCTTCGTCAGCCTTAACTTGCTCCAAATAAGCTTTGCTCTTATGTCGCATCAACACCGACATCTTCTTTGAGTAACTTTCGAACCCTTCCTCGTCCATATCTTTGATATCAGAGGCGATGATCTTACGATCTTCATCTTCGAAGGCATACTCTTCATCCATAGCGGCCATGCGTTGGTTGAAAAGCTCTTCGGCAGCTTTCGCTTGCTTCTCTTCCTCCAGTTTGGCGAGTTCAGATTGAACTTTCTCCATCTCAGCCTTTAGCTCTTCGTGGTCTTTCTCTACCTTCTCGGCTTTTTCCGTCGCCTCTTTAAGGGCTACTTCAGAAGCTTTTTGATCGACAGAGTATTGCTCGGAAGCCTTTTGAAGTTCCTCCGTGATGAATTCATGAATACTAGAGGCAGATAACTGCTTCATAGATTCCTCGGTGATGTCTTTTAAATTTTCTATTTTCATGACAGATATCTGTGTATAATTTGCGCTATTCTCAATTACATTCTCTTTTTGGTTTTGGGAAATAAAATCCTCATTTTTTTCATTTTCTTGTGAAGAGTCTTTTTTCACTAATTTAATTATTTTCTCTGATTTGGTGACAGCTATGCCTTCTACGTCTGCGGCAGGCTTTTCAGTTAGTCCAATCCCCAGAGGAAGAATCTCATCAACTACCTTTCTATATACCCTAGCTCCCCCCTCTATAACTCCAGATCCTCCAAAGGCCCTTAGGTTTTCTTTAAGGATCTCTACTTTTTCAGGATCGCTGATTATTTGAGAATTTTCTATATTTTTATCTTCTCCTTCTATTAGGACTATATCGAAATTTGAAAACCCTAATTCCCAGCTAGCTGAAATTTGTAAATAATTATCACCGGATGGGTCACTCGAATCTTCTATCAAGTCAGCGAGGTCACTATTGACAACCTTCCATACGATCCCACCAAGTGTAACATTAAAAGGCTTGCTGGACCCCTTCACTTCTTCCTCTTTAAGGATCTTGTCTGTCCCGAATTCACTAAATCCGACATTTAGAATAGTACCAATAACCTTATCTCTATTGTGTTCGATATTAATAGGTTTATTAATAAATGACTCCGCCATCGCAAGAGTAGACTCAGTATCGACCACATCGCCATTTTTGTTTACTCTGTTAGCAACAAAAGCATTAAAGGCGACTGGTAACAAATCTATATTCTTTTCGGTGTCTACGTCGGGAATAAATTCCCCAATATCGAGAAGACTCGCCATCGCAAGATACTCGTCTTTTTCTTCCGATACTAAAGGCTTTATAGTGGAACTAAATGTCGTTTTGTATTTAAATTTTTTCATGGCTTTCTCTTAGCTCTTTTCTCCATGTGTTTTATCATATTCAATATGGTAAGTGACCGAAACATTCCCGGTTGTACTATAAATAGCCTTTCCTGCTGTCACCTTGATTGGAGCAGTTAATCCTGTATGACCAGCGGGAAAATGAGCGATAACGTCTCCTGAGTTATCAGTTTCTTTTAAGGTCATTGCTGCCGAAGCCATAACGTCTACAAGCACATAACTAGCTTTTGCATTCGGGGCACTGATCAACTCTCCTGCTCCGGCTACGCTTGTAACACTCAAATATCTGTCTAAATAATTAGTTCCCATGATGATATATTTTTAATTAATTACCCATTTTTCTCAAATTCGAGAAATTAAATTTTACCAATTGAAAAATCCCCCTGAGCGATCTCTCTCGTTCTCCAAAAAAAGTTCCTCCGGACTATCAAAATCTAAATAAAGCTCGTGAGACATGATGTCTTCATAAGCTTTATCCAAATCAACTTTACTTGGTCCCCAGTATTGCGTAGCGTCTATCTCGTTTTTTATAGTTACTACTAAATCTTCATGAGACTTGATTTCAGAATCAGAATGAATCCCTCCTTCTTTCATTCTCAAGAACATATTAACCCTAGCTAATGCCAAAACTGACTTTGGGTCGTATTCACTGTTCGATCTCGCTCCTCTTACATATATCGCTTTAAGATCATTGAGTCTTACTCTTTGATTGTTCTTTTTATTGTGGATTTTTCGTTTTTCGTCTAAAAGAGAGACGATCTTGACAGAAAAGTCTATAGATTCAGACTGTCCTTTTATTTTTTTAAACCCCGGACTCCCCGGCTCCCCTACGGGGCCAACATTGTCCACATTTTGAAAGCTAGCTTCCCCCCTCTTAAAGTTGGGGTCCTCTAGCTCCTTCCAGAGTTTGGAATATATCCCCCTTTGTTTTTTCGAGAGAATATATTTACCATTAAACTTCATCGTCTTAATTCAATTACACTGTTTTCCCACATTAAAATTTAAAAAATTTTACATAAAAAATACCGTGCGTCTTTTGAACACACGGTATCTTTCCGTTGGACTATTGAGGACTATTCATTCCTTACTGCCGATTGAAGCCTTCGGGTAGGGAACGCCTACGGAAACGAATGGTACTTTAACTTTAAGTCCATCTTTTATGCTTAATCCAAGCTGATCGACTTTGCCGCTAACGGAGACTGTAGGAGATTTTAATTGTGCGGAAACCGGGTTGAGATCCACATCGATTAAATTAGCATCAGGAATACCAAGGGTAGCTCCTTGTTTGTTGACTTGGCAAGCAACCAAGGGCAGTGCCAATAATGAGATAATAATAATTTTTTTCATTTTCTTTTTTATGAGGATACGAGACCCTTTATTTTATAATAATAAAAAATAGAAATAATTCCAAAAAATTATTTATTTTTTATCACGAGAACGTAATGAATTTCAGTGTCCTTACCAAAATAATTTTCAATTGCTGACTTAGAATTATCTGGAAATGCCATCCAATGATAATTAAAGGAGATTCCTTTTTGCACTAATACTACAGCTACATCCTTTTCTTTATCTAATTTATCGAGCTTGTAAAGAACAGTAACTCTATAACCTCTCTTAATAAAAAAGTCTTCAATTTCCCAAGGGAAAGTAATTAACTGGGCCCTACTATTAAAAACAGAAAAAAAACCCCGAAGACAATTACTCCCATCCTTTTTGATCTCTTCACTTATAGAAACTAGGTCTGCCTCAATCCCTAGATCACTTGAAGCTTCTTGAATTGCTATTGGACCACACGCATTAATATGAGAGTGTTTCTCTCCAGATAAAACACCGCACCCAATCCCATTCATCATTAGAAACAATAAAAAAAAGATCCGCATGAGTGTAACTACACTCGCACGGATCTTAGGGGAACTTACTAGTGGTTAATCTTCCTTCGGTAAACCTCCGGCATACCAACCTTCTGGTAGTGTTACTTTCTTTTTGGAAAGCACCCAAGAGCCATCTTTATTTACGTACACTCTGCCTGTGACATCCGGTCCTAAACGAACCAAATCTGACTGTGTATCAACAAAAACAACTCGTGTACTTCCGCATCCAGCCAAGAGAATGACTAGACTAATCAGAATTAGAACTCTCTTCATCTTTCTTCTTTTGTTCAGCCATCTTGGCTTCTTGTTCTTTTATTCTATCGGCCCAGCTCCTTTTGGTTTCTTCGGGAATATCATCTGCATCACTAGCCTTAGTATCCTTTTTTACTTCAGCAGTGAGCCATTCCAAAATGGCCTTAATCAGAGCTGTTAGCCAGCCCATTACTTACCACCTTTGGCGAGACCTCTAGATACGGTGTATCCAACTGTCCCTAATGCGGCAACCACAAATCCGAAGATTTTGTTGGCTGTACCGCTCGATTCTGGGTCTAACATATCTGCCCCCCAGAGCAGAGATGCCAAAACAGTGAGACTTGTTAACCAAAACTCGGTAGTTTTCCAACCGGGTTTTACATCTTTATTAGCTTTTGCTGTACTCATTTTTTTTATTTAACTCCCTATTACATAGGTTTCAAAATTATACACTTCTAAAAGATCAATATCTAAAAAATTAACTGTTTAAATTCCCACTCATGAACATCCCCTTAGATAAGTCATCGGGATCTATGTCTACTGCAAAAGTCATATTCACTTGTTTGTTCTCTCCGATGCTCATTGATTCCTCATGAGTCATTAGGTATCCATTAACCATCTTATGTTGTATGGCTAATCTTTTTTCGCCAGCGCAATCATCACCCGCTGGCGGCGTATTAAAATTTGCAATAAGATTTACGGCCTGATCATTCTTACATAATTCCCCAATTCGCCCTGCGTTCCTTTCTGAAACAAGAGCGGATATGGAGACCACTCCTTTCACAGGGAATTTCAAAGCTTGGTCTAACGGGTATCTGTAACCTATTCCTTGCAAGGGCTCCCTTTCTAAATTTATTTGTAATGAATAGGACTGTGGCTTCATGGAAAACGTGTCTATCCCTATATTAGAAAGACTATTCGTCGACAACTCGATATCAGCATAAGCCCCTCTAAGTGCGGTTATCCCTGTGGATTGGTAGTAGGGCAAACTAACACTGTGCGTTGGTAAATTATCAACATGTTTAAAATTAATAATTGGCATATCAACCAGTCCGACGTCCTGCTCTAGTACAAAGAACGAAGCATCTGTCGCTATAAACGACATGGAATTTTGAAGGAAACCCCCTTGTTGAATTGATGAAGAATATTGAGATAAATGACAATTACTAAAACCAATTATCCCAGTCAAAGAATCTCGATTCTCTACGTCTATACCCTCACTAGCGATTCCAATATATAGATTCCTTCTGTCTAGACTTCGATTATCCTCATTAGCAAACCCCGAAACGACTGAAACTTCTTGGGACGAATGATAATAGGAAGGCTGAGAGAACCCTGAAGAAAAATTTACATTTAAGCCAACATTCTTTTCGTTTTTAAGACCAGCTCCAAGATATGAAATCTGAACACTAGCAATGGGCGTATCTAACATAGGGTCCGAAACTGTGCCCCTCGTCCCTATCTGACTAATAGCCTGTCTCCCTTCTTCGAAACCCAAACTTAAAGACTGAATTCTTTCGAAATTCTCAGGACCTTCAACGGGCACTAAACCACTTATTATTGCTGGTCCAATAAAAGCAGCTTCGCATTGATAAGTTACCCTATTTCTTGCCATACTTTAAATCCTAAGATTTACTGGCAAATAAAATTCCGGCTAAATAGTCGTCTACTTGATGTTCGTAAGCAACTTGCTGAACTTCCTTTGCCCTTTGCTTGTTTTGGTCTATGGGCTTTGCCACGTATTCCTTTGCTTTTGAAACCCATTTCTCCGGAGCTTCATTCGCTATTACTACAGATACAATTTGCTCAACTATATTTTTTTGTTTTGCGGAGAGTCTTTTGATTTTGTGTTTAGTTTTTAATAGCCCCCCAACCTTAGTGGAAAGTTTCTGAGCCAATAGCATATTTTCGTGAACCTTCGATAGGCTAAACTGAACCGAAGCTGTAGGCATCCCATTTCTAGTTCGTGGCCCTTGACCAATAGGGGTTATTTTTTTTGTTGTTTGCGGGGAACCAGACCCCGGAGGTCTGCCATTCGGTTGAGGAGGAGACTTCTTTTCCTGCGGAGGTTGAGCAGTTAAGTCTTCTTCCTTCATGACGTTCCCCGGATGCGCTCCGGGGCCTACTAACGGCTCGTACAGACCGTCTTCTTTAAGTTTTAATAGCCCCTTTTGGCTTTCAACTGAATCTTCCGGTTCCGGCAGCCTGTTCTTTTTAAGAGCTTCTAACCCCTCTTCTGGAGTAAGGACTCCTACTTCTATAAGTCTACTATAAATACGTTGTAAATTAGTCTCGTCTCTCAAAGTAACCGCATCGAATTCAGGCTCTGGAAAGTCCCTAAATCCTATTTCCTTAGATATTCTTTTAATTTCCGGCATCAAAAATTCATTAAGGAAAACCTCTCTACTTTGTCTTAATCTAGCTAGAAACATTTCCGTTTTAGCCATTTGATTAGCGAACCTTTCGGACCCAAATAGAACATTATTTAATCCCATTTGAATATCAGTATTTACCACTTCGTATTTTTTAGGATCTAAAATATCAGCTATGTTAGGAATAACAAACTCCGCTTTGGTGGTATAGTCAGCAATAAGAACTCTCCCTACTGATTCGTTGACGAACAAATCTTGCATCGCCGCAAGATTCTTCTGGTTGATACCTCCCTTTTCCGGTTCTGAACCCATGGTAATTAATAAGATGGCTTGTTGGGTCGTCCTTGTGATCGCCATGTCCATCTTTTTCATTTCTTGTTTCCAGTTTAAATCTTCAAGTACCGGAAATCCCATTGGGATAGATAATGGCTCGTAATCTTGTTTCTTATAAAACGTAGCAATCAATTTGTCATTATCGATAGGGATTGCGAGCACCGAACCGCTCCCCTTGCTAAGGCTTCGTTTTACTTCTTCAGGTAAGGCGTCATAAACCTCTTTATCTTCTTCTGTTCTTGGGTTCTTAAGTCTTTGCACCTCAAACCTAGACAGAACTTTAAAGTAACTGCTATTTCGATAGGAAATATTTCCTCCGACTTGGATATCTGCCGGATTAAGAAGCATGTATCTTGAAGGTATTTTTACCTTACTCTTTGCTTTGGCCCCGTATGTTCTAGAGATCTTTTTTACATCTGCATTCTTTAAATCAGTTTCAAATCTGTAAGTGAAAACATTTCCTGATCGATAAAATTCTCTAAAAAATTTATCCTGAAAATCATAAAGATTTATCTTCTTAAACAAGGCCTCAAAAAACGATCTGGACTTCTTACTACCTCCTTTGAAATATATTGGACTAATAGTAAACTCCGTCATTAAATCAATTGTGTTTCTAAACACTGCAAAATTGTAATAAGCTTTTTGGCACAAAATGACAGCGTCTCGAACATCTAAATTTGAAAGATTAGTAGTGCCCTTGGAATACTTAAAAGGAACAAGCCCTTCTTCTATATTGGTAAATCTATTTTGGCGTTCGATGTAAGCAGATTTATTAGATCTAGTTCTGGTAGCCTGAGCTTCGCTTACCATCATTGGCGTAATGTCTTTGCTCTTAGAACTCGCCTTCGTTTTCGTTTTGGCGGAGCTTACTGGCTTTTTAGCCACCTTCTTCGGAGTGCCCGTTTTCCCTTTTGCCTCGTTCTTCATAATAGACTACCTAATTTTTACATATTACACGTTATTTAATTAAAATGGGCGAGAAAGTATCGTCCTGCTGAGGAGCTGGTAAGGAAATTATATCAAAATAACACTTCGAAGCCCAATTTGCTAACATTAGAGTCGTGTACAAATCCTTCCTTGCTCTATTGATCGAGGTGCTTCTCCTTAAATGCAAAGGCAAATCGAACGTCTGAGTTCCTCTGGCTGTCGTTGCTACTTCAACTAAAGAACATTGTTTTTTAGTTAAATGAATCAATGCGTCTTGATGTTCTATTAGTTCTAAGATTGACTCTTGATCGGTCAATTTGACGTTTATATCATAATTACTTTGTTTTTCAAAGTGAGAATTACTAGCAATCGTTTTTGAAGAAAACCATATCTTTTTATGATCTATAGACGCCTGAAGATGCTCGTTCGCCTTCCTCAACCAATTAGAACTAAAAACCTGTTTGAAGCAGATTCTACCGCTCTGTTTATTGTAAGACTGGACAGCTTTTCTAAGTTCCTGTGTGTAAGCGTCTCCCTCTAGGTCGCTATTGAAATCAAAGAAACTAAGCCCCTTTCCCTTAAAAAGAGAGCTTTCGGAGCAGCTATCTAGAAATTGAAAACCAGCGTTGTCAATGATTAACATTTCAATGTCAAAATTATCGACTAAATAAGATAAATATTTTATATGATCTTTTAAATCCCCTCCGGCCACGGCGTAACTATGAACAAGAATATTTCGTCTTGTCTCCTCATCGATCTCCAATAAAGACATTGCAAAATAATCAGAGGAAGGACTATTGCTGAAACTTGGATCGATTCCTAATATGTATTTTTTTCCTTTGTCTCCCCTTATCATGGTTGAAGGAGACTCCTTATCAGGTATTGTACATGCATGCATTTTAACCGCACTAAAGTAGCTATCGCTTCCGTCGGTGAACTGGGCACAATATTCCCTCTGGAACGAAGAATGACTTTGTCCTCCTGCTTGAGCTTCCTCGATAATAGTTTTGTCTATCATATGTTCGGGCAAAGAGTCCCAAGCCATTTGGGAAATAAAATAAGTACTCTCATTTTTCTCTTCGCTATATATTTGATTAGTCCAATCCGAATAAGTCTTATATAAATTTTCAAAAGTATAAGAAGCAGAGCTTAAAGCTATCATCTTTGAGTCGTTAACAAATGCCATCCTATCTTTCTCTTTCATCTCCCCGCTCTCGATAAGCCGATCTTCTATTTCTCTAATCTTGATGCGCTCCTTCATGTCCTGAGGAGCGACAAGAAATGGCATTAAGACGGTTTTGATTATCTCTTCTGGAAGAAGAAGGAACTCGTCCAAAAGAAGAATATTAGCTCGAAAACCACGAATCTTTTCCCCGTTAAGAGGGATAGCTGTGATTGTCCCCCCGTTAATCTGCCATTCGAATTGATCGTTTCGTTTAGACTTAGCTCCAAATGCATGGGCTAACAATTCCGCACCTTTCGATTCAACAATTTTTTCCAAATTATTGAAAATAAATCTTGCTGTTCTGAAAGTCGGACCCGCTACTAATATTTTTGTTCCGGGGTTGAATATGCATTGTAAAAAACAAAACACAGACGCTATAAAAGTTTTCCCACAACCACGCCCCCATATACACATGGAAAAATTCCTGTTCATCATGGCTCTAAGGGTCACCTCTTGATAAGGAGCCAGTTTAATTCCGGAAAGCAGCTCAGTAGAAAAACCGATGTTGTGGCTTAAAAACTTTGCTAAAGAAATCTTCGCTTCTTTGTCTCCTAGGTCGCCTTTTATCTTAGCAAATTCCTCGTTAGGATTCTCGAATTTTTTTAATTCGTATTTAGGCGGACAATATATCATTTATAACTTCTCCATATCGTAGGCGTGTTGTAGATCTACCTTTTTGTAAATATCGCCATGTTCAAATATTTTTTGAACTATCCTTGACGCTTCTTTCCTACCGTCTACAAATAAAAATTGAATGAACGGATACTCCTGCATTAACCGCCGTATTTGCCTCAATAAAAATTGAGGAGTTATTTTGGTATCTTTGTATATCCTCTCTTTACTCCTCGACTTCCTCAAGAAGTCAAAGCTTGTCGCATGCCTTAAACTGCTTTCTACTAATATAACTAAATGCGAATCATGATCTTTAGCCCTTTCTATCTCCTTGCTAAATCTCTCAAAATTATGAGGACTTAGCGTCCCCACTAAATCAGCAAGCGATTTTCTTTCTATACGACACTTGCATTCGACCTTATCGTTTTCGAAAGCGTAGTCTCCAAATTTTAATCCACGTACCACAGTGGATCGCCCTTTAAATATCAATGGCTTCTGTTCTCTACTGTCGATATAAATTGTATAATCATCTAAATCAGGATTCTTCAAATCTTCAATCGAATCAAAATTTTGAAATTTGTTTTCGAGCCCAAGGCTGGAACAGAGTTTGTAATAATCACCAAATAAATTATTATAAATTCTTACCGATGGCATCTTTAAACTCCTCAGTTCTATCTGAGACATGCTATACTTTATACCTCTCTCTTTTATCCTATTGGAAATAAGGTTAGAGCAATATTGTTTTACAATTTTAGAATCTTCTGTCTCGACCCATCTTCTGAAATTCGACAACGAATTAAAGTCTTTCTTGAAATACAATTTCTTATTTTTAAACGTAATTAATTTCCCACTATATAGATCGTACCTTGGGTAATGTTTTTGATAATACTCAGAGACAGTCAAACTATGCGCCTTTATATGAGCATGGAGAGAACGCTCCGTTTTAAATTCCTTTTCGCATTCCTTACACTTAACCATTTAAAACCTCGTCTGCTGATATCCCTAATATTTTAGCTTTAATGTCATCCATTTCTGCTAAATCTTTAATTTCCTTTTTAACTTGATCCTTCCTATGTTCGGCTAAACGTATCATCTTATTCCGAGACTCTTCCTCTTTCCATAATTCTACTAGGTTGATGATACTTGCGTTCTCTTGAATTTGGTTCTTAAGTCTATCACTCCTCTTCTGCTTGAGGCTATCTAGGAGCTTCTGTTGGCGATTAACACACTGGTTATATTCCGTCTGAGCCGTACTAATCGCTTCGACGAGGGCCATGGAAATACGTCGCCCTTCCGTATCGTTGGCCGTGTCCTCTAAGAGCCCTTGTAAATGTTCTACCCGCCTTTGGATATTAGCGGCTATAACGACCTCTATGGATAACACGATGTACTGGTCGACCTCTTCCTGTGAAAGGTCACACTTATCATGGATATACCTAACAAAACTACTTTCAAATAATTCCCTGTCGGTAATATTTGTGTATGTATTTATCTGGTATAAAAACCGATAAGTAAGGATGTATGATATCCCTGCTTGGATATCTCTTTTTTGTTTGCCAGTTATTTTATCTTTATTTATCCCCTCGTGAACATACTTGTTTATTTTGGCTAACATTTTGTCAAATGTCCTAGGGGGTTTGTATTCCGAGATGACAGCTTCATCAGGAGACTCGTAAAGGTCCCCAGTATCGTCTGTAGTCTCTTTTATGTAGTCACTAATACATCTAGTCTCCGCATTGAGTTGCGTTAGCTCAGGGTCCTTAAAAACGATTTTGGCTATCTCCAAGGAATTCATCATGTGTTTGTTGTTATCAACAAACTCTTCCTGTTCCTTCGTGAGTTTTATGGACCGCTTCTGGTATTCTTGAGATGGTCTCGCTCTCAAATCCCTACTAGCCAAAAAAGCCTTTACTGCCCTACCTTCCTTACTTCTCCCATCTAAGCCTTTGTAGCCTGCTGATTGAATTAAATCATATAAAGAGGGCGGTGGATCTGAAGAGTTCCACATCTCTAAGATGCTCTGTTTTTGTTGCGAAGTTAATTCTATTATATCTTCCTTCATAAAAAATCTATATCTCCATTCTTAAGAAAGTCTTTGGCTTTCTTTATAATGGCTTTTTTTAAATTCTTGATTTGTTTATATCCGGGGGATCTGTTTTGTTCGTTCGTTTTATAGCCCATTCTCTTGGCTGCTTGGTTTTCTGATAAATTTTCTATGTATAATAGGCAATAAACCTTCCATTCTATAGGTTTTAAAACATTTTCCATTTTCTTATTAAAAATAATAGTCGCTTTTTCTATATCCATAGACTCATTGAATCTGTTGTATACTTCTTGAGAATGGTTTTCTAAAGAGACGGGCAATTTTGCATTGTACGCCATTTTTTTATGTTTTTCCCAGTTGCTATAAAGAGGGCAATCGTTAGTTTGCTTACCGTAAATAGCACATAAATCTTCTCCTTCTGCCGCTGCACACCTAAGGCAGGGCCGTGTGTAATTGCCGTAATTATTCCTGATTAAATTCTTGATTTGATTGGAAATTATCCTATTGAGCCAAGGGCAAAGCGGCTTCTTAGGATCATAAAGATCCCACTTCTTGTATATGTGAATCCTTAAAATTTGAGAGACGTCATCAAAATCCATCCACGAAAGAGCGGTTAAATTCCACTTATTCTTTCGCTTACGGATTTCTTGATCTACCTGATCAATACACTCTTCAAATTTTGGAGAATCCTTACGCCGTCCCTTGCTTCTCATTCGCCAAGATCTTTATGGGGATTTCCCCCTGCCTCTTGTTTCCATTGCTCTAAGAATTTTTTTCTAGATTGTTTAGTTATTTTTCCTTTTTCTCTTGTGAATCCCATTTGAGGAGCATTAGCTAGTTCTCCAAATGTAATTTTGTTCTGATGAATATCTATTTCTACGTCTAGTTTATCGATGTTTGGCATTTCGAAATCAGACTCTGTGTCAACCTCCTCCGGCGGGGCCACGGTTGCTGGGAGCTGTTTCGCTACTGATGAACTCAAAGGATTCCCGCATGACTGGCAGAAATTAGGTTTTTTTGCGGCATAATTGATTGCCGCACCGCAATCTGGGCAATAAATCTTCATTTTATAATTATAACTATTTTTTGTTAATTTTTCCAAACTAAGTGTTTTCTAAAAAAGTGTAATTAGCTCTAGGACTATTACACATGGGAAAGCCAGTTTTTACATTTAAGAATCCGGACGGGGTAGAATACATTGTCAAAAGAAGAAAACCTGACAAAAGAATGAAGTGTGTCGGGCTTTGCGATGACCCCACGGAAAAAGAACCTAAAATATATATTAGTCCTTATCTCACAAGACAAAGCGAACTTAATACCGCAATACATGAATTCGCTCATGCTTTTTTCTGGGACAAGACAGAGGAAGATATTTACAAATTTGCAAATACCTTAAGTAGGTATTTGTACACACATAGAGGTTGGAGAATCCCAAGGAAGAAAAAACATGCACAAGTCTCACTTAAAAACCATAAATGAAACACTAAAAAAAATAGGAAAAAAATCCCTCTTAATAATAGACCAAGATAAAAATAACAAAGATCACGCAATGGCCATTAATAAAATGGCAAAAAGTTGCCATGAAAAAATAGAAGAGATACTTAGAGAACTAAAAAGATGAGATTCCTAATCAAATATTCCAGCGCAGTCGCTTTTGCAATCGCTTTGACTTCTGGAATTATTTGCGGGGCACAGTGGAAATACTCTTTGTACCAATCAAGATCCAAAATAATGGAAGACGCAATCCTGCGTCAGCAAGAGATGATCGAAAACAGAAATCAATCTCTTGATAGAAGCCTAGTTCTAATTCGAGCCCTAATCGAAGATAGAAAAGCAAAAGAAAAGCAAATCAATGAACTACTGAAAGAAATCGAAAGTTTGTCAGCTATCTAATGAGAATAGATGATACATTTCTTCTCGAACATAGAAGCTGGGTAAATTTGTTCTTTTTTATATCGAGTCTTACGGTTACTTTTTGGGTATTATACATGGGAAGAAAAAAATGAGAAAAATGAATTTAAAAATGATTCAATGGCTTGATATACATTCGGATATAGAACCAGACCGTATAAAAGTTCAAAAAGAGTTCAAAAAAAAGTTTAAACTAAACAGAGATGAATCAGACGTTATGATTCATGTTTGGGAACAAATCGAAGATCATCGTGATTGGGAAAATATAGATTTTACTGGAGTAACTTGTCCAGTAACTTACTCGCTTAAAGACTTAACGTAGGCCATTATTGCTTTTCTTTCTTCCTCTGTTGTTGGTAACGGAGCCATTCCCGGCAGTGACCCTTTAACAATTTTGGCAAAAGGTT